AAAAAAAATTTTAAAAAAAAAAAAAAAAAAAAAAAAGAAAAAGAAAATGAAAAAAGAATTATGATAGATGAATTTGGTGATTATGATGACGATTTAACACGAAAATTAAGGTTGAAAACAATAAATAGATCTAATTTATCTACAACATATGAAAGGGCAAGAAAAATAATTGCAGAAAAAAATATTAAAAATAAAGAAGATTATTACGAGTTATGTGAAAAAGATAATAGATTAACAAAAGAGCCTGAAATTGTTTTTAAGGGTAAATTTACAAACTGGATAGAGTATTTAAGTATCAAACGAGAATATTATGATTTGGAAATGTGCAGAAGAAAAGTAGATGAACTTTTATCAAAATATCCTGAAATTAAAAATAATAAGTTAGATTTATCAAAAGTATGTAATGATTTATGTGGTTTAGATAATTTATTTCCACCGTCTGGTTTATGGGTTGAATACTACGATATAAATGATTTAAATGATATTATTATTATTAAAAATAAAAAAAAGAAACGAAGCTCAATAATTTAAAAATATAATATATTTAGGGATTTTAAAGTTAAAAACACTTTTTTATTTTAAAATTATATTTTTAAGTTAAATGATATAAAAAAGTAATATTTACTTATATATATATATATGCCAAAACAATATACTTGTCAACTTTGCAATAAAATATTTAATCAGAAAATTGATTACACAAGACACATAAATAAGAAAGCACCTTGTATAACTATTGATAAAATGGAAGAATTAACAAAAACAAATCAAGTAATATCTGGATTAAAAAATAACCTACGCGCAATATTTAAATATTGTCTGGATGTACTAAGAAATAATGAGCATTTAACTGGTGATAAAGCACTAAGAACCTTAGCATTCTTGCTTAATTTAAGATTATTGGAGCCTCAGTTTTGTAATCAGATAGATATTGATAATTATGATTATGACTTTAGTCATCTTGATGATGAGGATATTGATAAACATAAGACTAAATTATTGTCTGTGGTAAGATTCAGTAATTTGGCAAAGGAAAATGAAGATAATATACCTGCAATTATGAAATGTTTGTGGGACGATATATTGTCAGTTCATCCGATAACTAAAAATATATTTCTTAAAGGAAAGGGATTTGATATTCAACACCAGTCAACCTATAAAAAAATTATTGATAAATTATACACATTTGATTTTGAGGGGATAGATGAAGACATTTTGGGAGAGGCATATGAAGAAGTAATTAAAGATGAGATGACTGGTAAAAATTTGGGGCAATTCTTTACACCGCCAATTGTTAAAAAAATGATGATTAATTTAATAAATCCTCAACTAAAAGAAGACGGAACCATTGAAAAAATATTTGATCCTGCTATGGGAACCGGTGGGTTCTTAATTTCATCACTAAGACATGTAATGAAGCAATCAAAAACAAATAACATTGATTTGGATTGGGATTTTATTAGCAATGAAGGACTTGGAGGAAGAGAAGCAGAACCAGACACATATCAATTTGCAGTATCAAATATGTTGATTTCATCGGGACATATGTTTAATGTATTAGAAAAAGGTGATAGTATTCGCGACCCAATCACAAATGAATACGATATTGTCTTGGCAAATCCACCGTTTGGAATTGATGGTTTAATTTACGACGAAATCTTACATCCATTGAGAAATGAATATACGCCTATCAAATCAAATAGTGCTGTTTCATTGTTCTTACAGGGTATTATTTATATGTTAAAAATTAACGGACGTTGTGCTGTTGTTTTACCTGATGGAAAAGAGTTATTTAATAAAACTTCTAAGGAACTGGTTGCTATCAGAGAATATTTAATGAAAACATGCGATTTAAAAGAGATTTTATATTTGCCATCGGGTGTATTTACACACACCTCTATTAAAACGTGTGTATTCTATTTTGTTAAAAAGAAACAGGGTGCCGATGTATTGGAAACCAAAATTAAAACATCAAAAACACAAAAGGAAACTGGTAGAGATTACATATTTTCAAAATCACACCAAACAACCAATGTTAAATTTTATGATTACAATCCTTATGAAGATGTCAAACATTTATTGGTAGATGTTCCTATTGAGGATATTGTAAATAATAAATATTCACTTAATTATGCTGAATATATTAAAGATGAAAACGAAGAAGAATATGAAGAAGGTATTGTTGTGAAAACGCTTGGAGAAGTTTGCGATATTATTAAAGGGAAAAAAAGAAATAGTAAGGAGGGGAATAAAAATGGAAAATATCCGTTGTATTATTGCTCCATCTTAGGATATTTATATTTAGATACGTATGATTTTACTGGCGAAGGAATAATTATAAATAAAACAAATGGTTCTGGTAAAGCTATGGTATACTTTGGAAGTGATAAATATAATGTAGGAAATACTACTATTCATTTTAAAAGTATATCTGAATTAATTAAAACAAAGTATATATTTTATTATCTATTTCATAATATTTCATTATTAGAAAGATATTTTAAGGGACCATGTCAAAAATCTATCGAGATAGATGATTTATTTATGATAAAAATCCCAATCCCATCAATGGAACGTCAAGAAGAAATCGTAAAATATTTAGATTTCATATACGAAAAAAGTATCAAAACAAGTAATGAGAAAATTGCGGAATTGAAGCAATTGAACGAGTTTTGTGTAAATAATCAAAAAATATTTGGTGATAATGACGTGAAAACGCTTGGAGAAATAATTAAAAAAGTAAAAACTGGTAAAGATGTAGTTGCCGATGATAGAACAAAGGGAGAATATCCATTTTACGGAGCAAATGGAATTATTGATTATGTTGATGATTATTTATTTGATGGAATGTATTTATTAACAGCAAGAACTGGTTCTTTAGGTTCGCTACATATATCCAATGGTAAATTTTGGTGTAGTGGAGATGTACATAGAATAGAATTTGAAAGTGATGAGATATTAAAATACATATATTATTATTTACATACAATTGATTTTCAAAAGTTTAGAACTGGTGCCGCTCATCCTAAATTAAGTGGTTCAAATCTTAAGAGAATTCAAATTCATATACCAACACTTGAACGTCAGAAAGAAATAGTTGATTATTGTGAATATAATGATACACTAATCAAACAGTTAGAAAAAGAGATAGAAAATAATAAAAAACAAGCACAACAATTTATTACATCTATAATTAAATCATCAGTTTATGAAGAAACAACAGATAATATTAGTGTTGTTAATGAAATAATAAACGAAAATAATGAGAATATAGATGATGCTGAAATTAAACCTAAAAAGAAAAAGAGAAAACGTATTGTTATTAAGGATTAATGATTAATAATAAAATATATATTTTGTAAAACATTTTTATTTTACATTTTTTTTCAAAAGTAAAATCAGAAAAACAGAAAAAATCAGTAAAAAAACTTGGAAATATGTAATTTGCCTTTTGAAAAAAAATAAAATTCGTGATTTACATTGAAATGTAGGAATTTATAAATTTACATTAAAAAAGTATGTAGGCGTTCTTATGCAGTGGTCAAAAAAACGTGTTTTTAAAGAATTTAGGAACTTTTTTTACTAGCATAGTATAGAACCAAAATGCTAGTAAAAAAGTTCAACAAAGATGTTTTTAAATTTCATTGTGAAAAATGTAATTATCACGGTAATAGAAAATCACAATACGAAAGACATTTACACAGCAAAAAACATTTGAATGTGAATGCTAGTAAAATTGCTAGTAAAAAAGTTCATTACGAATGTGCCTGTGGTAAAAAATACGTCCATGACTCAAGTTATTACCGACATAAATTAAAATGTGATTTTAATAAGAAAATATCACAAATAGAGGAGCAAGAAAATCTGAGTAACAGTAATATATTTGAATTATTACAAAAAACAATAATACAAAATAATAGTTTAAAAGATGAGATGATAACAATAAAGAATAATTATGAAAATTCTATAAAAGAACAAACAAAAGTAATTCAAGATATAATACCCAAAATAGGTAATGGTAATACAACGAATAGTCATAACAACATTATTAATGTGCAAATGTTTTTAAATGAGAAGTGTGCCGATGCGATGTCCATACAAAATTTTGCAAAGCAGTTGTGCGTTACGATGGACGATCTAACTAAAAATAAAATGGACTGTTTAACAAATGTTGTCTTGAAAAACTTACGACCACTTTCACTGACCGAGCGTCCCTTTCACTGTACCAATGTGAATACAAAGGCATGGTTTGTTAAGGATGAGAATCAAGGATGGGAAGAGGATAATGGAGAGAAACTAATAAAAAATGCCGAAATAGGCATACAAAAGAAATGGTTAAACGAGTTTGAAAGCCAATATCCCAATTGGATGTCAAACGAAACACAAAAAGATAAATATGTTCAAATTGCAGGCTCTGCCTCATCAGAATTACCAGAAAAAATAAAATTAAAAATATTGCGAGAACTTGGTGTGGAAGTGCCATTGTCTAAAGAAATAATTATTTGTTAGCACTATAACAGTTTATGTATAAAAAAAATAAAATTTTATCCATATGTATGTATATACATGGATTCAAAGAAAATTGTAACAGCAGCAGAAGAAACACCAAATACACCAAATACAACTATACAAAATGTATCAAACAAATTAAGTCCAGATATAACAAAACAAAGTATATTAGCAGCAGAAGAAACAGCAAATAAACAAAATACACCAAATACACCAAAAACAACTATACAAAATGTGTCAAACAAATTAAGTCCAAATATAATAAAACCTAATATATCAGCAGTCAAAACAAAAAAAAACAAAACAAAACGAAAATGTCCTCTTGGTTATACTTATAATACATCTACTGGAAAATGTATAAAAAAAACAATACCAACATATAAAAATAAAACGAGAAAAGATAATACATCCGAAGAATTTGAAAGTTCCCCATTTGACGAAGATATAATAAAAGTTTTAGAACGGAATGAGATTGATGCATGTAAAAAAGAAGAAGAACAAAAGTTAATTATAAAAGATAAAACAGATGAGTATAAAATTTTTAAAAAAAAATGTAATGATGAAATGTATAAATATATTAAAGAGCAATTTAAAAAAAAACAAAAAGAATCAACAATAAAAGAATTATTACAATTTTTATTTAAATATTATAAAAATCAAAAACAGAAAGATAATCGAAATATGTTATATTTAAGAGATTTTATAAATATGTTTCCCAGAGATGATAGTATTTATGGTTTTAGAAAACAACATGTATTTGAATGTATATGTAAAATCTTAGTTTTTTTAAATTATGATAATAATGAATTTGGTAATTTTAAAACTTTTTATAAAGCATTAGAAAAATATGAAAAAAATCCAAATTCACCTAAACCTTTAGATAACAATGACATTATTGATGAAAAAATTAATGATGGGTCATCAGGACAATCTGTAGATATAATGTTTAAAGTGACACCTTCAAAAACAGATTATAAGGAAAATACGCAACCAAGTTGTATAAATTATAAGGAAACAAAAGAAGAAAATGAAAATGAAAAGTTTATTTTAATTCAAAATAAATATTTTACGGAAGAAAAGTCAAGTGCGGATAAATATGATGTTACCAAGATATCAACAAGAGCAAAAAATAAAATAAATGAGTTGGGTGATAGACCGTATGAAATTGTTTTAATGATAAATAATAAACAAAATTTAGAGGAAAGAATATCAAGAAATAGAAACGATGATTTTAAAATGGTAGATAGAATATTTGGAATAGCTGAAATGGACGATTGGTTTCAAAACATGTTATATGATATGTTGAGTAGTAAAAATTTTGATGAATGGTTAGAAAGTAAAATGGATAAGAAAACAACAGCAAAACAATCATTATCTTTGCGATTTCATCAAAAAATTATTGTGGAATCAAGCAATGAATATATAGCAAATGACTATAGAAAATTAATATGGGGTGCTGTTCCTCGTAGTGGAAAATCATATATGATTGCTGGTTTAGTTGAAAAACGTAAACATTTGAATAATGATATAGTTATTATTCTAGGTGCAAAGACGGAAACCATTGAACAATTTAAGAATATGTTTAAAGGTCTTACAGATTTTGACGATTACGGTATTATTGCCCCATTAACAAATAGTGGTATTAAAGAAATAAAAAAACAAAAAGAACAACAAAAATATAAGAAAAAATTCATATATATTTATAGCCAAGAGTTGATTAAAATATCATTTACAAAGAATAAAAATAAAGAGACCGAAACCGAATTAACAAAGGATAACGTAGATAAATTTCTTGAAAAGTTTAATAATACAGGTAAAAATATAGATTTATATTTTGACGAAATTCATAAAGGTGGAAGTACCCCAAAAGCTGAAAAGGACATTATTACAGCTATTAATAAATATGTTGGAAAAATAGATATTTTCGTTATGGTAACGGCGACATACGCAAAACCAACTATAGCTTATAGTAATATAATTCATGACAAAACACCCATTACAATAAACTGGTCTTACGAAGATCAACAGATAATGAAAGAGATTTCAAATCCATTTAAATTAGAACAAATGATAGATAATAGGGAAACCAATATATCTGGCGTAAATGATAAAGAATTAGTAGAAAATATATTAATAGAATATGAGAAAAGGTATGGAGATAATTATTTGAATGAACTTGAAGATGAATATAAGAAACATCCTGAATTAGTAATTATTAATCCAACTATAGACGATAAAACAATACATATTGATGCGAATACATTTTTATTGGATAAATCTTGTAATGCCATTAGCGATGATTTAGAAACATTGAGAGATCCTGAAAAAATTTTTGAAAATAATATAATGGTTAAAAATCTACTTAGTAGTATAGGTGATTATAATGATGACAAAGGACTAAAAGAGGATACCGTATATCATAAATTAAAATATCAATATAAATATGATTGGGGTAAACCACATACAGAATTATGGTTTTTGCCTGATAAAGAATTATATGGAGAAAATGCCACTTACTGTAGAGATTTACATAAGAGTAAAGGGTTAAAAACAACTGGTGAAGATAAACAAGAATATGATGATGAGAACGAAGAAGAGAGTAAGAAAGAACCTTTGCCAAATATAGAACCATTATCCAGAGGTATAGTTCTAAATCTATTGAATAACGATTTTTTCAGGGACAATTATTGTTTTTTAATTGTTCATGGACAAAAAATAAATTATTATTCAAACAATAATACAAATAAAGTGTTTGATAATGAGTGTGTAGAATTAAGTATTGCGAGTAAAGATAATAAAGAAATTAAAAAGATTATACACGATAAGGAAATAGAAGCATTTCAAAATGATAAAAAATTAATCATTCTTACAGGTTCTAAATTACGTTTAGGTGTTAGTCTTCCTTGTGTTGATATAGCGTTTAATTTTGATAATACACAATCAGTTGATTTAAATTATCAAACAATGTTTAGAGTGCTCACAGAAAGACCAGGTAAAGATTATGGATATTACATTGATTTCAATAAACAACGTAGCATTAATTTTATGTATCAGTTTAACGAAATATATTCAAATGGATTAAAGAAAAGTAAAAATATAGATCAGTTAACAGAAAATTTACAAGCATTATTATATTTATTCAATTACAACGGTTTAAATTTGATAAAATCGTCACCAATGGAATCTATAAATTTATATAATAATTTAATAAAAGAGTTAAAATTAGATTCAAAATCATATGAAAAGCGTTATCTTAATAAAAATATAGATTTTCTTAAAAAAATAATAGTATTGGGCGGAGATAATTATAACGATGTTTTAAAAAGTTTCAAAAGCTATGCTATTAAAGGAGATAATAATGTAAAGGATATAAAAAAAGAATTAAAAAAACAAGAAAAACAGAAGCAAACCTATTACGAGGGGGATAGAAAAGGCGAAGAAGAAGAAAAGGTTGACGAATTAAGCGAACCAGAAGACGAAGAGGATGAAGACGACGTTGATAATATCAAAGATATAGTTGAGTTGTTTATTACATTTACTGCTATTATTGCCTTATTTAGTAATGAAATAGATTGCGATGAATTGGTAAATGATAAATTAAGTGGATGTATTGATATTTTAATTAATTATTTACATGATGATGAAAAAGGATATAAAATTGAAAAATTATATTGTGATTGTGAAAATTACTTAACGACATTGGGATGTTACATTAAACGCACAGAAGGATGGTCATTTGAAAAATATAAAAATGGTCTAAAAATATTTAAAAAATTCTTAGAAGATAATAATCCCAATCACGAACAACTAATTAATTCTATAAAAATAATATATGCTTCTATTAAAGAGAATATGGGGAAAAATAAGAATGCACTTATTTATGATATGGATACAATAAATATTCAAAATAAAATAGAACAATATTTGCCGGTGCGTAAAATAGAAAAAGAATTGTATGGAGAAGTATTTACCCCTCAATCATTAATAGAAGAAATGTTAAAAAAATTACCACCAAATGTATGGAGCAACCCCGATTTGAAGTGGCTCGACCCGGCAAATGGTATTGGCAATTTCCCTATGATAGCGTTTAAAATGTTAGATAAAGGTTTGTCAAAAGTGTCTGGATATGAAAATAAAACAAAGAGACATAATCATATTATAAAAAATATGCTTTATATGGTTGAATTAAACGAAAAAAATGTTGCAGTATCACGTAAGATATTTGGTAAAGATAAAGAGGCAAACATATTTTGTGGTAGTTTTTTGACCGAAGATTACAAAGATGTAAATCCAGAAGTCAATAAAAAATTCGGTGTAGAAAAGTTCGATGTAATTATGGGTAATCCACCTTTCAATATGGAAAAAACAGAAGATAGTGGTAATAAAGGTGGACGAGATTTATATCCATATTTTATAACTAAAGGATTTGACGTTTTGAAACCAAATGGATATATGGTTTTCATAACACCGAGAAAATGGAGAGCGCCAGATAAAAAGGGGGAAATACAAGCAACCTCAGATATACTTATGAATAAACAAATATTGTATTTGAAAATATTAGACAAAAAATATACGTCACAAGTTTTTAATGGTATTAGTGCGTTAGTGGATTATTTTGTAGTTCAGAATGTTAATGTTACAAAAAATACAACAGTTGTTGATGAAATGGGAATTGAAACATCAAGTATGATTAAAAATTTACCTTTTATTCCTAATTACAATTTGGAAAACATACAAAAAATATTAACTGATAAAGATAATGGAATCAATATTATATATAACTCTCAATTATACGAAGGTTCAAAAAGAAATATTCAAAAAGGAAACATTAAAAGTAAACCAACAAAAAATTATATATATCCTATAAGACATAGTGAACATAAAGACGGCAATATAATTATATACTGGACAAATGATAATACTAAAATAGACAAAGAAACAGGAAAAAAACATTTTGGAACACCAAAAGTTATATTAACAAAAAATGTTTGGCCTTATCCGTATAACGATTATAAAGGAGAATATGGTATGTCAAATTATTCATTTGGTATTCCCATTAAAAATAAAAAAGAAGGAGATGAAATTGTAAGAGCAATAGAAAGTGATAATTTTAGAAAAATAATATCAGCAACTAAATGGAGTTCTGGTTATACAGAACAAAATATGTTCAAATATTTCAAAAAAGATTTCTACAAACACCCGATGTTTAAAGAAAAATCATCAAAAACCGAAACAAAGAAATCACAAAAAAGCAAGAAAACATCAAATAGTAAAACAAAAAAGAAGGGTGGTTCTTCAAAAAAGAAAAAAACAATAAAAAAATTAAAACTTATAAAGAAAATTAGAAAAACAAGAAAACGACGTTAAATAATAATATTTAAGTGCATTATAAAAAATAAAATTAAAAATATTGAGTGAACTAAGCACGGAAGTGCCTTTGTCGAAAGAAATAATTATTTGTTAATCTATTTATGTTAATTATATATAAAATTGAACTCCAGTCAAATAATATTATTATCTCTAATCATGTCAACTCATAATAATATTAATCAACCAAAATACCAAGCTGTTGGAGATATTAACGAAAAGGGGGCAATTCACGATTTGACAAGATGTGGTTATAATGATTATAATTCATACTCGGAGTTATTTGCTAATAGTATAGATGCACGTGCAAAAAATATTACTACTGTAATTGACACCGATACTATATCAATTATAGATGATGGTAAAGGGATGAACTATAACAATATTGTAAGCTTGCTATCTTTATACAAAGCTAATCATGAAAATGATGAAAGTATGGGTGTTTCTGGAAAAGGTTTTAAAGGTGCAGCTATCAAATTATCAGATAAACGAAATGTTATTGTCTTTACAAGCGACGGTAATACGTTTATTAAGTTAACAATTGATTGGAGTAAAATATTTAAAGAAGGAAAATATACTGGTATGACAGTTCCTGAGGATATGTCTCAAGAAGAAATTGAATTATTTCTTATTGAACGAAAAGACATGAATAATGTTACTGGTACAACAATTAAATTTCCAAATAATGATTCGAATTCAAAATTACTAAGAGATAATTTTGATCCCGAAAAGAAAAAAAAATTGATAAGGAATGATAGATTTGATGTTCAATTTGGTAAGTTTAATATTACATTTAAATTAATTGATAATAGTTATAGTAATGTAAAACCATATCATCTAAATATGTATGATTTACTTTCATCAAATGAAGACAGATATTATATAAACGAAAGCTTTGACATTTCACTTTATTATGATGAAAAAAAACAAAAATATTATTTTATTGTTTTTGGGTTTGAAATAAAATCAAAAAAATCAAAAAAATATATTATTCCGAATGAAGAAAAAATGTTTTATATTAAAACCGATAATAGAGGGTGTTCTAATGAACCATCAAACTTTTTACAAAGTGAATTACCAAAAAGTTGGGAATATGTTGGAAGATATACTTTTATAAATGCTATGATGAAAAATAAGAGAGTTTTTGATATAAATAATCCCAAATTAACTCAGTATAGTAAAAAAAATAAAGATGAAGATAAAGATAAAGATAAAGATGAAATTGGACGTGAAATATCTGATTATATAACAGATTATTTTAATTCTGATAGTAATTGGGATAATATCAAATCCGATATGTCTAAATGCGCGTTATATAGATCAGGACAATTAATTGGAACAAAACCAATAGATGGTTTCAGTTCTAATAATGCAAGAGCTGATAATAAAAGTTTAATTAAAATTGTATTTCTTCAAAGTGAGTTAAGTTGGACGACAAAATCAACACAAAATAATCACCTTGATCTTAATATTGGAGTTCAAAGCACAAAGACACAATTAAGTAATGATGGTTTTAAACCTGAGTTTATGCGTCTTTTAAAATTTCTTAAAAATTCTACATTTGATAAACTTTATAGTGAATTTAGCGCAAAAGATAAACAAGCATTAGAACAGAAACGAGAGTTGGAAGTGAAACAAGCAAAGATAAACGCAATGAAAGAAGAGTTGAAACAAAAAGAGGATATTAATAAACAACTTTTGAAAAAGGAGCAAGAAAATGCCGTGAAAGAAAAAGAAAGATTGAAAGAAAAGACACAACAAACTACCGATGAAGAGAAATACGAAGAAACAAAGCAAGAGCCATCTCCAACGCAAGAGCCATCTCCAACGCAAGAGCCAGTCCCAAAGCAAGAGCCAGGTCCAAAACAAGAGCCAGTCCCAAAGCAAGAGCCAGGTCCAAAGCAAGAGCCAGGTCCAACGCAAGAGCCAGGTCCAACGCAAGAGCCAGTCCCAAAGCAAGAGCCAGGTCCAAATCAAGACCCGGTAAAAGAGAAGGGTTCTGAAAAAGAAAATGATAATTGTGAGGAAAAAAATAAATTTTATAAAAATGCACTTACTCAAATATCATTATCAGTAAATGATACACAAAAATTGAAAATGATATTTGAGTATGCCGAATCAGTTATAAATGAGTAATAGTTATAAATTAATAATAATTTAACTAATTTTTTATTGAATATTTTCACATAATATTTTATAGAAAGAAATATATACAATTTCTATAAAATTGATTAGTATTTCAAATATAAATATAAATATAAAAGTAAAAGTAAATATAAAAGTAAATAAAACGAAATAATGAACTCACGGAAGCTATTTTCCTCTATTACAGCGGGTATTAATACGTGCGGAATATGTTATAACGAAGCAAATTTTAGCACGAGTATTCCACAAAAACAGCATAAAACTTTACCAAATATGGAGCTATTTTGTTGCGGACATGGTATGTGCGAAGATTGTTATGATAGTATGATGCATAAAACAAACAAATTTAATTGTCCATATTGTAGAGAACAGGGTTTGGTGATAGCAAATTTTGATTACGCCGTATCGCTTTCGTTGAGAGCAAGAGGTTATGTAAATCAAAACGAACCTTTTCCGTCGCCGATTAAAGTGTCAAATACGTTGTCAGAATATCTCGAAGAATGGGACGATAAAACACACTTACTTTACAGTAGCAATAATTTGTATATATTATTAATAAAACAAATTATTTTAAATAAGAAAAATAAGATGAAAGAAACTGCCGAGCGTAAACGTATCAACGAGTTAATTAAAAAAAAAGATAATCAAAAAAAACAAAAAGCAGAATCACAGAAAAATGCCGTTTGTAAAACTTGTGGAAAAGACACATTTACAAGCATGAAACAATTAGAAATACACATAAACGCGAAACATAAAAGGTAAACATAAATAATTTATACAAATTTATGATGACCATTTGCTCTTCTACGTGGATTATTTAATCCGGGATAAGATTGCGAGGAACTATATTGAAAACCTAAATTATCGTTTTCAAGAAACGGGTTGTTTGGACTCTCTCTGCAAGAAGGTCTGTTGCGATGTTCAATAGATGAAAAGTATGATTCGCTAATACCACAATACTTGCATTTTTTATCTCTAAAACATTTACAAAATATAGATCCCATATTATTAATATTATAGTAAATAATATAATATTAATATTTAATTCAATTTTACTATGATTTTTCTATTTTCTATTTTCTATTTTTATTTCTATTTGATACGTTACTCATCCATTTTCCCCAGTCTTGTCCGGCATATCCTCTGTGCCCCTTTACCCTTTGACCGTGTATAGCACCATCACGAATATAATATGTTCGTTCATAATGAGGAACTTTTGGTTCGAAAGATGTAATATTAATAAATTGATTATTAATTGTTAATGTAACATTTTTTAGATCTGTAATATCATCGATGTTATTCTCGGCTTGACGATATACCTCTTCTTTTGTAAGGATGCGCGTCGTTTCATCACCATCTAAACGAGTAATATATTTATCTCGGTCTTTATTTTTATTTTCTATAAAAATACTTCTGTCTACAAGTAAATCGTTAGTAAGGCATTTTTTATATAAATTATTATCTTCAAACCCCCACCCCCAAAAATTCGGATACCCTTTAATTTTTTCAAAATCTTTTCCTTTAATAACAACAATACCACCTAACGCGAAATCAAACCCATAATAATGAGCAACAACACCGTCTTTGGTATCATACGGAAAATACCCATTTATAACAGGCAACGTATCAACATCCTGAAAAATAAATGAAATATCTTTATAATGATTTGGATATTTTACTTTCATTGCAAGAAAACCAATATTTCTACTTGCACCGCGATTGAAAGGACGTTTGTCGCATTGGTGTGAAAAATATAATTCCCAGTCATCATCTTCATTTAAGTAATCATTCATTCTCTCCAAAAATTGTTCTTTATGTTTTTCGCGATCACGATAAGGAACGATTATAATTCGCTTGGGTATTTTATCATTCATAATTTATATATTATATATTAAACTTAATAAAATTAATAATCTTAATAAACTTAATAAAGTAATTATTTGTATTAATGTTATTTTTTTGAATTCATTAAAAATTATTAAAAGGAATGTTATGTTTTTGACACCAAATAATAGACTTTTGTATATGATTTTTTTTCATATTTTCCATATTTTTTTTGTTGTTAATTAGATTTAATGTTTGGGCAATAGTTTCAATTTGTTGTTGTCCGAAAATAGCATTAAACTCTTCTATTTTATTTAAATAAAATGATGGGTAATCCAGATTTAAAATGCTTGTTAATTCTATATTATCAAAATTATCCATAATATCTGCAAAAGCATTAACTAAATTTTTACTGTCATTTAATCTATAATTTTTACAAATAATATATTTTTCCGAATTAGCGTATCTACTGGTATTTGGTTTAACGAAAAAAACTTCTTTATAAAGCAACGATAGTATGTGTATCATATCTACGGATATTTTTGTGAACGTGTCAAAAAACTTCAAAATACAAGAACCGCCTTTTTTCTGAATTGCAACCGTAAACGCAATTTGACTAAATATTATTTTAGAACTAATAGTCTCTTGTTTATTAAAATCTATTGAAAAATCGAAACCACCGTCCCCCGTTATTAGATCCATACTATTACCATATTTTTCAAAACAATATAATAAGTTAGTTTTTTTCATTATATCGCCCGTGTTATCTCTTCCGTTTTCAATAAAAACATTCTTATTATTTTTTAAAAAATTTTGACTTTTTTTCCAACATGGTACATTTACATCATTATCTATTAGAGTCATCCCGATATAACAGTCGCTTTTATTTTTCCGCATGTAGCAGAGAGCTTCTATAAATCCACCCGGACCCTCGGCTAAATGAAATGTGTTGCACGTTTTTGGCAAATCTTTAACAATATCTAATAGATAACATATCTCGATCATCTTGTAATAAGATCTGGATAAAGGTTTGTGTTTACTAACAGACATATTTGAATTTGGAACATTCGTATGAATATATTCATACGGATTGATATATTTTTTATAATTATCCCATTCATTTGAATAATTCTCAATATCTGATTTTATTTTTTTTAAATATATTACTAAAGTTTTATTTATAATTATCGCACTGTTATTATCATTATTTGGAGACGACTCATTTAATGATAAAATAATATTATTGTTGTATGGTAAACTTGGTAATTGAAAATAGCTCATTAAGTAATAAAAAAAATAAATATTTAGATTGTTTAATCTATAACTAATATTTGACTAATATTTGACTAATAGTTGACTTGTTTATATTTAATCTTTAATAACTATTTTTTTACGCTTCCGTTTAATTTTTGGTTTAACTGTTGTTTCGGGCTCTACCGTTTCCGGTTCTTCTGTGTTTCCTATTTGAGATTTATCAATAACCGTATTTGTATTCGCTATTTTTATTTTAACATCGTCTTCGTTAACATCATCGTTAACATCGTCTTTGTTAACATCGTCTTCGTTAACATCATCGTTAACATCATCGTTCATAGCACTTTTAATTTTATTTGTTTCTTCATTTTGCGTTAACTCGTCATCGTAAGTTTGATTTAATAACCCCATAGCAACCTCCTTGGCATTTACATTCCTAATTTTTTTATAGATAAAATATCTATTTAAGAACGATATTTTCTTTTCACCAACGGTCATGTTAGCAGCATCTCCGTATTCCTTATTTTTCTTATTTTTCTTAATATCACCCTCTAATTTTTTAAATATATCGCTGAACAGTCCGGTATTTGAAGGTAAATTCTTTTTTTTAATTTCCTCTAATGGAGCTAAAACAAATCCGTAATTTTCTAATACTCTCGTAAGATATTTATAATTAACCAGATATTCTCTGGCCATTTTATTAATAGAATCTTGGTATACATCAATTGCATAACCTACACAAGAACTATCGTCATTAAAACGATCGCGATCATATTTTTTAGTTACCTCCCACAATTTAATGTCATTTTCAACAATAACAACCGACTCGCCCTTTTTTTTGGTTAGTAATTTATCATACATAATATGTCCATCGTAACTTGTGCCAATAAAATATCCACCCACTTTTGTTGTTTCGCTCACGTTTCGAAGGAAATTTTGAAGGGTTTGTTGGTCTTCGAACATATAATGTAGTGCGAATTGTATTGAACATATATCAAATCCTTCCTCGCCAATACCATACGCATTATAAACACCCTTGCCCAATTCTTTAACATCTTTAGCGCCTTCACCAAAGACTGCTTTCACAATCTGTTTATCTTTGTCAGTGTATATACCATCCGTGTTTCTTATATTAACAGAACCGTTGCCATGAACGAACAACCCTTTTGGGATATATTTATTTTGCTTTTTATTATTAATATATCTTGCACATATGCCATCTTTACGATTTTCAATATTATCACGAGATATATCGATGCCTAATACGAATTTTAATCCGGCAGAAATCCACTTTGAAATATCGCCTCCTTTACCAACAGCCAAATCAATCAATGTATTTCCTTTTTCACTTACATTTGTTATAAGCATTCTTTTAACAACTTTATTATGAAAATCTTTTAAAGAGTTTGTGCCAATGATTCTTCTACTGTTTCTGTAATAGACATCGTTGTCTTCAATATCGTCTGGTATATTATTTCCAGTAGTAATCATTTCTTCCGTTATAGGATTATGTATCGTCTTCCAATTAGTGTTAGCAACGTGATACGGATTACCATAATTGCGGCCGCCCCCTCTAAATTCGGCAGTTTTATCATATCTGACTTTTAATGGGACCCAACCCCATCCTTTATCTTTTGTTTTATCATATTTGAATTCAACAATGGTATTGTTTTCAATAATTTCATTTTCTTCTGTCATCATGATTTTGTTTCCAGTATTACTTTCTTTTAAATAAATATTACATATACCAGCTTCGTTATCAACAGGATTAGTTGGATAAAATTGTAAAGGGCGGTAATTATCATTCTTATCTTTATTTTCAATATCATCATAACTATCATCAATAACATTTTGACATGGGTTTATGTAACCGTGTTGTTTCTCATCAAACCCAACTCTTAATACCACCGTTTTATATTGTTTTAATTGGGAAATATTTCCCATGTCTTTGCCTGTTTTAAACAAGTTTTGTATTAAATCTTCGCCCGTTTCATCCTTTTTAATTGTTACAAGGAAATCAATTGTATTAAATTCTTGCGGTTTCCATTTAAACGAATGTTCCCATGTTTTTTTCATGGGTTTTCCAGGGCGTTTATCTCTACTATTAACACCGACAGGTAGCTTAGAAGGCGTAAATATCAAACCATCTGTTTCATACTCATAAACATTCTTTTGAATGTTTCCCAATATCATGTTACAACCATTGAATATGCTATTAGACTCGCTCGCCAGATAGAATTTTTTACGCTCGATGCGTAATGGAGATTTTTGATTATTAATAATAGATACTGGATTTAATTTTTTAATAAAATTTGTCAGCATTGATAAACGGAATTTTGTTTCCAGATCTTGTGGATCATTCGAACTGAATTCAAAACCTCTTACATCGTCGCCATTGATGTAATAAATATCAAACGCAGCATATAAATTAATAAAATTGCCCTTTTTATCATTTAATATATGCTCACCGTCTACTATTGAATTTAGTAGATCGCTGTTATTTGTTTTTGCTCCGGTAAATTGTATATTCATATTGGTATCGATTAAATATATTTTTCCTTTTGACGAAATAAACAATAATTTACGATCGCCGTCCGCCTTATCAGTAACAGTGTAATCGTCGTTAATATTCGCAATATCCAAATCCTTATTAATTGGAATTATATTTTCCATTTGCAACGTAAGAGATGATGGGCCAACAAAATTATTAGGATATATATTTCTGCCCTGATACTCTTTTCCCCATAATATTTTCATATATTCCATCTTAGCACCATCCTGTTCAGATATTGAAACAGGATAATTAGTCGATTGAATACCAGATAATATTATTTTAATAACCTCTCTGATTGCCTTTGTAACTTTCTCGGCGGTATCAAATTTAGTTCCCGGCCCAACCTTGTTTTTCTCTAATTCTATTTCTATTTCATATTCTTGCTCTGAATCCAATATATTAGAATCTAAAAACTTATAAATATTTTGTGATTTATCCTTTGAACTTTTAACAATACTTACATCAACTCTGACAGGATAGTCATCGCTTATTAAGCTACAGCGATTAATATATCTAAATAGTTTGACTTTATCATTCCAATTAGAGACCATTTCTTTTACTATTTTTGAATTTGAACTAATATTATTTTCTATTTGCAATGATGCTCTAAAATTGAAATCGTCGAAATCGATAGGATAAATATTTTGATTGGTATTGTCCTTCATATAAGATTTTTGCTCAAAATCACAAATAAAATCGTCATTACCATTTTTTAAACTATTATTTCTACAATAATCAGAGACGTTGTGAATACCGTTAATCTTTGTTCTTACATTGGATATTCTTGTGCTGCCAGTATTTATATCAATATATTCGCTCATTATTCTTAGAAAATGTTCCGGACGTTCTCTTTTAAAATTAAGAAATAACATTCGTTTAATTACATTTTCATAATTTATGCGCGTTAATTTTTTATAGCCACGCTTTGTTCCAAAACGAATTTCTAATTCAAGAGAGCCGTCACGATAATTGCGACCAATAGAATTCTCTAAATATATATTGACTAAATTATGTAGTTGTTTCGATTTGTCATTTTTTGACATTATATATATATTTTAACTTATATTATTTATACTATCTTCTTTCAATTTTATTAATATTGTTTCGTATAGTAATGTTTTTTTCAAATTTTTATTATCGTTATCTTTTATATTAATTTTTAGTTTGTTACATATATCTTGCAAATCTCCCAATTTATATGAAGAAATTCCCTTTATTTGTTTTGTAATATCAAACAATTCCATTTTGGTATCTGTAATATTTTTAATATATTTATTTGTGTGATTGTTATCGTTAAGACTTACTCCAAGTTTTTTTATTTGTTTATTATATTTAACTATAAAATTTTGTTTGTCGTTGTTACTAATAAACTTGTAAAATATGCTGTCTCCTACATAAAATACATTCAAATCGTTAATTAATAATAAAGCAATAAAACCTTTGATGGTAATTAATTTTTCGTTTGCTAATTCATTTTCAATCTCATTTAATTTTAACTTATTTATTTTGAGCAAATCTTTTTTCTCTCGCAATTTTTCTATTGAGTTAATTTTTATACTTTTTTCTAAGTAGAAACTATTATTTTTATTTATTTCATAATTATCGTAACCATTTTTGATTATATAAAAACACCAGAATAACTGATCATTCTTATTAATATAAAAAAATTCTGGGTCTGAATCTTCATTTTTATTATCATCTTTATGTTGACTATTTTCATTTTGTTTACCAGTTTTTTTATTAAAAAAATTCTTATTTATATCATTATCACTGCGTTTAAATAATGATATATTATCGTCAAATAACATATATTTTTTCATATTATTTAATAAAATATTTAAATCACAATTCGTATTATTACTACAAATACTCATAATTATTAAATATTATTTTAATAATTATGTATTTAATTCTTTATTATCTTTAAAATATTTATTTTCAAGCACATCCTTTTGCTTTTCAATATATTCCAGGTCTATTTTTTGTTCGCTAACATAATCTATATATTTTTCCATATCACTAATTATATCATTTGATAAATCTGTCAAATTTATAAACACGCCGTTTTTATTTTCATTTATAAAAACATCGTTTTTTACAAGTAATCGTAAAATATCTATATGATTGTTTTTATCTAACTTTTCAATATTGTCGCGTATAAATTTCAATTTATCAACATCCATGTTATTTATATTAATAATTAAAAAACATTTAATATATTTTTAATTATCATTTAATTGTTTTATTAGTTTTATTAGTTTTTATTAGTTTTTAATTATTAATTTTTTTTTACTAAATTGTTTACTTTTTTTCTTTTCTATCAATTCGCCGATTATTGATATATATTTGTCATTTAATTCGTAACGTTGTCCGATTACCTTAATTTGTATGCTGTCTTCTTCTTTTAACGATGTAAATGATTTTATATTTTTATGATGCTCTTTTGCTAAAAATATAATTACTGGACTCGGTTCATCGTTTGTTTGTGCCCTAATTCCCGCTTTTGTAATATTTTTAATCATGCAATTAATTATCATGCCTTCTGTTGGATAACATATTAAGCATTCTAATAATACACTAAATACAATATTTCCTCCATCAATTAAACCGCTCGAATATGATATTAATTTTATTGACCCGGGTTTAATGTAACCTTCTGTTATGCATTTGCCTTCTATTTCTTTAGAAATGACCTCTTCGATAGTATTTTTTAAATTATCGCCAATATTAATAATTGAGAGGGATATTTGTTTATTTATTACGCCTTTATAAAATATTTCTTTAACATCCCTTTTTAATGTTGATTTATTTTGTATTTTACTGGCATTCATTTTATATTAATATCATATTATTCTTAAATTAATATCAATTTTTCACAAATCACATAAAATCACATAAAATCATATAAAGTATTATATTCATTTTTAGTTAAATACCAAGTTTTATCATTATAATTTATAGTATTAAATATTCTCAATAATAATTCTACGAGAACACGCTTTTCTTCTAATTTGTAATTATTCATAAATTCATCGGGCATTTTCATAAGTTTTAATATTACATTTAATTCATTAGAATTTTTATTTTTAATCGTCGAACCTTTCTCTGATGTATTATTTATATTTTTTACTTTAGATACATATGTGTTTCCCAATTTAGCGTTGAAACCAAATACTTTATTAATATTTTCCTCTTCGATCTCTCTTTTACTGCTTAATACATTAAAATATTTCTTTATTTTCTGTTCGAAAATTTCTAAATCTTCGTCATTTTTATTATTTAATATGTTTGATTTTAAATCGTTCTCTTCTATTATGTGTGCTACTAAAATATCATCCATAATGTCTTGCGTTATACCTAAACCTTCGATATATTCGCTTTCAAGTATTTTAATTAAAACACTATTGTAATTATTATACCATTTATCATATTGTCCCAGTTTTTTATCTTGTTTTATGCGGTTGAATAATTTATTTACATCTTTTAATTTATTTTTACCCTTCTCTTTATTTGTTATTGGATCGCTATCGTTTAATTTTGTACCAGATATATTAATCAACGTATTTTTTTTATCTACAGGTGTCGACCTATCATATAAAGATACTTGTTTGTTATTTAATTCGAGTGGTTGAAATAAATATAAATCACCAATATTTATTAGATTTCCTAACCTACCATACTTATCCGAAATAAACTCATTTTTATCCTCTATTAATTGTATTAATGCCGAATTAATTTGTATCAATGGATATTTTTTTATTAAATTTATATTAGTTATTAGTTCATCTTTTATATAAAAAAATTTTTCTTTCATTAACTCTTTAATCCTCCTAATTATGATATCATTATTAACTGATATATGATTTTCATTTAAAGTATTTAAAACTACATCGGCATCGCTAACTGATTTATCAGGATTGCAAGTATACTGGCATTTTTCCATATAATCACACGTTGATGTGTATGGTTTATCGCCAAGCGGATAATCTAAAATGAGACCACTTGATATTTTTTGTTTTACTATTTGATTCATATTTTCTTGTGTGAAATTGCCTTGTGATATATTTAATAAACAATCCGCGGATACTTCTTTTAACAGTCTCGTCACACGCCCTATTTGCAGGGCTTTTAATTGAGCGTGTCGATATACATAAAGGTCGGCGGCTTCGGTATCAGTATCGTCCAATAACGTTCCGTAAAGATAAATCTCTACGTTTCTCTCAATGAACGGAAGATCTTTGTGACTGCATGTTCTAACTGCTCTGCCAATAATTTGCTCTATTCTATTCATATGCCACCACGGTTCCATAACATGAACTTGTCTGACGAATTTAAAATCCAAACCTTCTGTGCCTGCCTGTGATATTAATACAACTTTTATATTTTTACCGTATTTATTATCAATATTCGTTAATATATTAATATCGTTACCAGTATCAGGTGATAATTTTTTGTCACCAGTAATCATAACATATTTTGCTTGATGATTATTACCATCAACATTAAATACTTTATTTTCTGCCGGTTTATTTTTTAACAATGATTTTCCGCCACCACCCCTTACGAATCCTAACTCTTCGAGAGCAAGCGCTAATGGAACTACACCGCCATCTAAATATTGCGAATATACTAATACGACACCAGTAGAGTTTACAATATTATCACAAATCTTCTTTATTTTACTGCTGTATTTACCAATGATATCCGGAGAGAATATTCTCCCATATTTTTCTGTTTTATATTCATAGTTATATTTAGATGGTGGTGATACGGTTTCCGTGTATGAAATTATTCTATTTAACCCCTCTTTGCCAACAATGTCAATTGGATTAAAATTAGGGTCTTCGCTGTCAATTCTATCATCCGGATAAATAATATTTAGTGCTTCTAATGGTTTCTGCAACAAAGTATATCCGAAACTATCCATGTTTTTAAAATCTGGCATTACGTCGTCTCTCCCACTATTAAAATAACCATCTTTCAATCTATTAATTATATAATTATAACCGAGTTTTTGATAATCACCAATATTTGTTAAATAAACATCTATTACATTTAAATCTTCTAAAATTGGGTTCCCATTTAATTGATTTCTCGGATAAGTTTTATTTTGAAACGTCTTTTCTGGAGCAAAACTACTTGGCCATAGTCTATATGGAAATGTGTAAGGATTCTCTCCCCTAATAAATGAAACATAACCGATTGTTTTTCTTTTTAATAATTCATAACCAATCTCTTCACCATTATCCGACTCTTTAAAATAACCATCATTGTCGAATACTTCATTTGTTTTAATCGTGGCTCGATTGTCGTTCAAGTTCATTAAATTAACCAACCATGTAATCTCTTTATAATTATTATACATTGGGGTTGCAGACAAGAGTAGTAATTTCATGTTATCGACATTTTTAACTAATTTTAATAATTCGGTTGCAACACGTTTCTTGGTATTTTCGGTTGCCGAATTAATATTGTGTACCTCGTCTATAATAACTAACCTATCGCGAAACTTATTATTTAATTTTTTCTTAATTAATCTTGATGTATTTTTACTATTATCCTCGCTATTTACATTGGATAATTTTGTTATATATCCAGCAAATTCAATATAGCCCATAAAAATATATGATTTTTTTATTAGTAATTCGATTTTACTTATTATGTCTTTCTTTGATATATCTTTCATATTGACAGGGTTTATTTCTCTCAATAATTTATTTCCAACACAAGATGTAATATTCCAAAGTCCGTTCTCATTTTCTAATTTGGTCTTATCAAATAACTGTTTCTTGAAATTTTCTTGAACATTTGGCGAAGCTATTATCATTATTCTATTACTTTTACCAACCTGTTTCATATATTCCCTCGTTTCTTCTGCTACAGTAATTGCAGAACATGTTTTTCCTGAACCAAGTCCGTGATATAGCAATAAACTATTGTATGGTGTATGAGACGATAAAAAGTTTTTAACAAATACTTGGTGTGGCGATAATTCAAATGTAGCATTACATAATTGTTCCGATCTTTCCTCTATATTTTTATATATATTTCCGTTATATGTAGTATCATAGAATTCTTTACGTTTTGCTATTTTAATATTAAAATTTTCATCATTTATATTTGGATAAAGAAAGTCATGATTGTTTCCACCAGAATTAATATCTTTGCTCTCTTTTAACTCCATAATGCGTTTAATTTTGTTATCATCGGTTTCCTCTTCAGATTCTTCCTCTTCCGATTCTTCCTCTTCCGATTCTTCCTGTTCCGATTCTTCCTGTTCCGATTCTTCTTCTTCAGGTTCTTCTTCAGGTTCTTCTTCGGGTTCTTCTTCTTCAGGTTCTTCTTCAGGTTCTTCTTCAGGTTCTTCTTCGGGTTCTTCTTCGGGTTCTTCTTCTTCAGGTTCTTCTTCGGGTTCTTCTTCAGGTTCTTCTTCAGGTTCTTCTTCAGGTTCTTCTTCGGGTTCTTCTTCTTCAGGTTCTTCTTCGGGTTCTTCTTCAGGTTCTTCTTCTGGTTCTTCTTCGGGTTCTTCTTCTTCAGGTTCTTCTTCGGGTTCTTCTTCAGGTTCTTCTTCTGACGATGAATCATCAAGTTCATCATTTTCTTGTTTTTTTGTTTTTTTACAATTCGGTTTTAAAGTTATCATATCTCTTTCACATATTTTGCACATACCAGTTTTGATGTTTTTACGATAACCATGAAAACAACGACTTCTATTTATTGGCAACGGTGTTTCGTCTGGCATTTCTTGTAATTGTTTTAATAGTTTTTCTTTTACTTCATCTTCATTTGGTGGGTAAGTTTCACAATCGTTTGTTTTATTATTTCTTCTTGTTTTTCGTTTACATCTGGGTTTTATTTTTAATGTGTTTTTTATACACTTACCAGTTGTTTGGTCTACGCGGTATCCTGCGGGGCATTTCTTTTTTTTTGGGGGCAACGATAATTCATTTGGTAGTTCATCAAATTTATTTAATAATTTATCTTTAATCACATCTTCGTCGAATGGATATTCTTCACACTCTTTAGTATGAATATGTTTTCTGGTTTTACGCTTACATCTTGGTTTTAGAGTAGCAGTTTTTTTTCTGCATTTCCCAGTTTTTCTATCTTTGCGAAAACCTAAAGGACATATTTTTCTATTATACGGTCTTGTAAACTCTTCTATTTCATTTGTACTTTCATTTGTAATTTTATTTCTAATTTTCTCTTTAATAATTGTCCAATCACCTTTATTTATACCGCTTCCAAGTTTTGTTTTTAATAAAGTTTTTATTTTTTTCATTGACAAATTTTCTAAGTTATCTTTATTTTCATTCAATATTTCTTCCGTCAAAAACCAAGTTTTATCAATGGTAGAAACGCTATTACTTGCTGATTTGCTTGCCGATTTGCTTGGTGACTTGCTTGCCGATTTGCTTGCTGATTTGCTTGCCGATTTGCTTGGTGACTTGCTTGCCGATTTGCTTGCTGATTTGCTTGCCGATTTGCTTGCCGATTTGCTTGCTGATTTGGTTGGCGACTTGCTTGCCGACTTGCTTGGTGACTTGCTTGCTGATTTGGTTGACGACTTGCTTGCCGACTTGCTTGGCGACTTGCTTGGCGACTTGCTTGCTGATTTGCTTGGCGACTTGCTTGCCGACTTGGTTGCCGATTTGGTTGGCGACTTGCTTGCCGACTTGGTTGCCGATTTGCTTGCCGATTTGGTTGGCGACTTGCTTGCTGATTTGGTTGGCGACTTGCTTGCTGATTTGGTTGCCGACTTGCTTGCTGATTTGGTTGCCGACTTGCTTGCAGACATAGTTAAACCTTCAATGATCGGAGAAATTGTATTGATTGATGATTCACCCGATGATTCGCTTGGCGATTCGCTCATTAAACCCTCTATAACAGGTGACCTATTTTTACTGGATGTTTCGCTTGACAACCCTTCTATGTCCGGAGCGGCATTTGACGAATTTGAACTCTCGCTCATTAAAAAATCCGAGTTCATAGAGGTTATTGTATTACCAGATTTATTAGATGATATGCTGGAAGAAGAATTTGGCATAGATAAATCTTGCAAATCAGATTTATTAGATGATGCGCCGGAAGATGAAGTTGGCATAGATAAATCTTGCAAATCAGATATATTTGAAGAAGCAGAGTTTTTAGTTGTGAAATCTGGAAATGAATCTATTGTTGTATTTGACATTTAGTTATATATATAAACTATATTTAGTAAAAATTTCATTTACATTATTTATTAATTCAATTTTTTCTAAATTATAATCACGAATCATACTTGTTGCGTTATCAAACGTTGTCCAGATAAGGCTACTGACTTCAGTCTCCTGAAATTTATTTTTAGGTTGTATTGTTTTATCTATTTCTGCAAGATAATATCTATGCTTGTAAGATTTATAATTAGAACCGGTAAATATTTCTTCTAAAGGTAAAATATTTTCTATTATTTTTAAATCATTAACACAATAACCTGTTTCTTCTTGGAACTCGCGCAAAGCACACTCTACGTCCTTTTCTTTGTAATTACGTCTTCCTTTCGGAAATCCCCATTCGGGCTCTTCCCAGTTACTTGTAGATTCGTTTATTAAACTTTTAAGTGTATATTTTTCTTTATTAATCTCAATTCCATTTCTTAATAAAGATAGTTTATTTTTTGAAACACTTTCTTCCGAACGATACTGTATTCCTATATTTTCTCCCCATAAATACTTCCATAGTGTATCAAAATCGTATTGTAATAGTTTTTCTTTTTCAGTAATGGTCATCTCATTTATTATATTTAAAATATAAGATTTATTATTAACATCATATTTGCCTCTCATAAAATCAATAAAACCCAATGTATCTTTTCTTCGAATTAGCAAATATTCCACTTTATTATCATTATTTATTCTATAAACTATAAATCCTATACTGGTAATTGGATGTTTGCATTGATTAAATACATGTCCATACTTACCACAATTATTGCAAAAATTATTTTGTTTTCCATTCATATTACTGTTATTAAATATTTTATGTTTTTATACTTAATTTTTTATATCATTTATTATAATGGCTTTAGATCCAGATGTCTGGGGTCCACATTATTGGTTTTTTTTACATACGCTGGCGATTTCATATCCAATTAAACCGAACGATGTAACGAAAAAAAAATATTATACTTTTATTCATAATCTACCATTATTTATACCGGTAAGTGAAATAGGTAATTCATTTAGTAAATTGTTAGACAAATATCCGGTGAAACCTTATCTTGACTCGAGAAAATCATTTATAACATGGATGCATTTTATTCATAACAAAATAAACGTTTTATGCAATAAAGACGAGATCACACTAGACGAAGCAATGGAACAATATTATAATAACTATAAACCAAAACAAAATAAAAACATCGAAGAAAAAAAACAGAGAGAAAAATTTATATTTATGGGAATTATGTTTTTGTTGATTGTTATTAGTATTTATTTTTATAATAAATAATATAATAAATAATATAATATATTTTTATATAATGAAATTTGAATTTTTAATTTTCGCGTTAACAATATTTTTTATAGTCAATACTTATTATGATGGAAAATATGTTAAAATATTGAAATCATGGAAAAAATATTATCAAATGGGCGGTATTGCCTTTGCTGGCATATCTGCTTACGCATTTATAAAAAAATATCCATCGCAATCCCAAAGTTTATTACAAAACGCAAATGGTATTATTAAATTTATGCCAATAGACAAGGAAGCGGGGGATTTATTATCACCATTATTAAATATCTCGAAAAATTATAATGGTATTAGCGAATCGTTTACATCACAAAATGCGCAAATTAAATCTTCTAATATGAGTTCGCAAGAAAAACGGATTCTAAATTCAGGTAAAAAAACTACCAAACGTTCCGTTAGCGAAACTAAAAAAAAATATGTTGCTGCTGAACAAGGATGGACGTGTGGTGGGTGTAAAAAACAATTACCTGCGTGGTTCGAAGTTGACCATAAAGTAAGATTAGATAGTGGTGGTTCTAACCATGTGGATAATTTAGTAGCATTATGTAGAGATTGTCATGGAAAAAAAACTGCATTTGAAAATTTATAAATTGTTTTCTGTTTAATTAATATATGGAAACAAATATTACTTTTATAAAAAAAATTATTGATTTAAAAAAAAAAATTATTGATTTTATAAAAAAAATTATTGATTTTATAAAAAAAATTTTTACACAAGAAAACAGGTTTATCTTATGGGAACTTGTTGTATTTTACTCGGTGATTTTAATATTATTTAGGTGGAATCCAATGGATATTAGCACTAATTATCCGGTTGCTTGTTATTTATTTCTGTTATTTATATTTTTTATCAGCATAATTTATTTTTTATATTTAAAAAGATATTACTTTAAATATTCTGACCTAACAAGTTTTCAAGCGGCCATGGTGGACGGGTTATATAACGAACAATATCAAGAAAGAGCAGCTCCAAATTTAGGGAAATTATTTAAAAATTTTTCTATATTCGTTGTTACTATTTTAACAATACTTGCTTTTGTAATAGCGATTATTTATATTATTAAGAATATACCCAATGCGGGTGCATTTATTTCATTTTTAATTTCATCAATGATTTTAATTGGCATTATATTTGGTGCGTTATTTTTAATAAAGGGTATTTTTAAAAATAAAAATAAAAATAAAGATAATAAAATTTTGAAAAAAATTAATGAAATTTTAGAAAAAATTACAAATATTTACGTTAATTATATAAATTATATAAAACCAACAGTTACTAACGAAAAAAAATTAATTAAAGAAGATAAGTTTAAACCATTCTGGAATATTTTTATTGTTGAATTTATATTAATTACTTCATATTTCGCAATACCCCATTTATTCAAATTAATTATGTCTCATGATGGAATTAAATTATTAGAACGCCCAATTTATCTTAATAATGAACAACAATTTCCAGAAGGCGATGATACACTGCATACAAAATATAGTGATAATAATATACATAATTATCATTATTCAATCTCTGCTTGGTTTAATTTAAATCCTCAACCACCAAACACCAGTAAAAAAAATAACAAATACACTAATATATTGAATTATGGTAATAAGCCAAAAATATCATTTAATATTGCTACAAATAGTTTACGAATTGAAACAGAAATAAAAAATAAAGAATTAACAGAAATATATTTGAGTGAAGATAAAGATAAAGATAAAGATAAAGATAAAGATAAAGATAAAAATATTCCTTACCAACGGTGGAATAACATTGTTATCAATTATGACGGTGGATACATGGATGTTTTTCTTAACGGGAATTTAGTTTCTTCTAAATCTAATATTGTTCCTTTTATGAGTTATGAAAAGATTACTATTGGAGAAGCAGGCGGGTTAGAAGGTGGAATAAAGAATGTAACGTTTTTTAATAGAATATTAACAAAAGGTGAAATTAAATATAGCTATGATATTTACAGTAAATGAAATAGATAAAGTTTCTAAAGATAATAAAGATAATACTTTGGTTTAGAAACTTTGGAATGGTGTTAAATAAATATAATATTAATAAAAATTAATATTAATAAAAATTAATATTAATAAAAAATTAATATTAATAAAAAATTAATATTAATTAAAAAATAATATTAATTAAAAAATAATATCATATAATTTCTAATAGTATAATATAAATATGTTAACTAAGATTATTTTTGTGGTATTACTTTTAGTATTATTGTATGCTGTTATACAAATATTAAATCCCTCTAATAAAATTTCAAGCATGAAAAACGGTTGGGAAGAGACCACCGTAGAAGCAAAAGATTTAAAACAAATTAATAATTCATCGAATTTTACATATTCACTATGGTTTTATGTTAGGGATTGGAATAGTAGATTCGGTGATAAAAAAATTTTATTGGATCGTGCAAATAATTGTCCTAAAATAACTTTAGGAGCAATGCAAAATGATATTGATATTGTAATGGATTGCTATCCTACCACCGGAACTTCAACAACAAGTGTATCGCGCACTTGCAATGTTAAAAATTTTCCTTTACAAAAATGGATTAATTTAGCAATTAGTTTGGAAAACGGAACTTTAGATATTTATGTTGATGGTAAATTGCACAAAACTTGTGTCTTACCTGCGACTCCTAAAATAAATAAAAATTCTCCAGTTCTAATTACACCCAAGGGTGGATTTAATGGATGGACCTCTAATTTCCAATATTGGGATGAACCAAGTAATCCGCAACAAATTTATGATATTTATAAAAAAGGATATGGTGGTGGCGCATTAGGTAATATTTTTAATAAATATAAACTCCGCTTTCAATTCCTCAAAGATAACGAGGTTGCCGGTGAATTTCAGATATAGATTATATTTTGATCATTTCAAAGAAATAATATATATTATCTTTTAATATTATATATATTATGAGCGATAATTCGGGTATTAATAAATTTACTTTATCTGATCCTACGATTAATAAGACATCTTCATTAGATTCTCTTATTAAAGTATCGCAGGATTTCTTAGATAGCAGTAGTATTATAGCAAAATTTAGTTTTTTATTATTCGTAATTATTATTTTTGTTTCACTTCTGCGGATAGGAACAAGTATTTTAGTATGGTTTTTATCTCCATCTAAAGATCCAATACTTATGAAGGGTTTAAATAACGCAAAGCAGAGTATTAATATTCCCCAAGATCCATCATTACACAATTCTATTCCAATATTACGTTCTGTTGATCAAACAAAAGGTATGGAATTCACATGGTCGATATGGATGTACATTGACGAATTTAATAATTACAAAAAAGAAGAATATAAGCATGTTTTCCATAAAGGAAATGATAGTATAACACAAACAGGTGACGATAAAGGAAAAATATCTCCAATTAATGCGCCTGGTTTATATATTACTCCGCATGTAAATAATTTAGAAATTGTTATGAACACTTTTGATCAAATAAATGATAATATTGTGATAAAGAATATTCCCATAAATAAGTGGATTAATGTAATTATACGTCTTAATAACCAACAACAATTAGATGTATATATTAATGGTATTCTTTCAAAAAGACACACATTAAATGGTGTTGCAAGACAAAATTATGGAAATGTTTTTTCCTCAATGAATGGTGGTTTTTCTGGTTACACTTCTGAATTACGTTATTTTGATAATGCAATTGGACTTGGTAAAATTAACGAAATCGTGAAATCAGGTCCTAATCTTAAGATTTATAGTAGCGGAAAAGGAAACGACATTACCACAAGTAAGCCACAATATCTTTCAACTAAATGGTATTTTAATGAACATTAATAAATATAGTTAATTTATACAATGTATTATATAATATAATATATAATATAATGTCTGATTGTAAAACTTATACTTTAGTAAAAACTTGGGGGCGTGATGAAGGGACACCCGATTTAAAAAATATTAAAAATACAAATAATGTGGAATATAATACCGGTTTAACAGAAAAACAAAGACAAATACAACTTCTTAAAAATATTGATAATAAAAATACATTAAATGTATTGGGTTACTGTAGCAGCGAACCGGAAGAGAGCGAGCCATAATTAAGAATGCAACAAAACATAATAAATTTACTAAAAAAATTAGTCAAAAAAAAATATTTTAAAAAATAACTTTTCTACAAATTATTAATGACTTTTGAACCTGAACTTACAGGTCGAGAAATTGGAGCTAATCGACGCGGAGGGCACCCTAATGGAATTAGGTAATGGATTCACAGCACCCTCATCAGCAGGCGGCGTGAGCGGCTTCTTGGTGCCACAACGCTTTGGTGATCGAACAGAACATGGCAATGTATTGAGGTTCGCCCTTCCATTTTAAACCTGTCACATGTAACACAACTTCCTATGTAAATCGTGCCAGAAATCCGATGAGTGAAATAATATTTTCTTCATAATAATTATAAAAATATTATTTTAATGTCTTAACTTAGGGTTAATACATATCTCTCTGGTGGGAAAGATATCGCCCGACATGCATTTGTGATTTTTATTTATTTTAACACAACTTCTTATACCCCGATCTTCGCCCACGTAGCAATATCCGGTTCCTGTTTTGGGTGTTGTTTGTATGACACTATCGGTTGTATCGGGTTCGGGTTCCTCGTCCACTATTAACGGATCTGATATTTGCGTAGTATCATTTTTTGCACCGTCCAAATCATGCTTAACAACATCCAGACCACTTTCTATTATATTTCCGGTAACATTGCCGATACCTTTTATTCCTTGGGCAGTGTTTAATGTTGTTGTTTCTAATGCCTTTCCTGTCTTATTACCAAGTATATTTGTTATAGGAGAAATAAAGTCTCTTATATTATCTGTTAAATTACCTAAATGTGAAAATAAATTAAATCCTAATAATGCTAAAATAATTACAACTAATCCATATTTAATTAGTTGTTGAAAATTAAATGATTCGCTAATTGAATTATTCATACTTAATGAATTATTAGATACCGCGTCGCTTATACTGTTACTATTTAGTGATGGAGTATTTGTTATAATTTCATTCATATATATATATTTATTATTTTAAATAAAAAATATATATTTAAAACTTTTTATAGTTTAATTATTTAATTATTTAATTATTTAATTATTTAATTATTTAATATTATTAACTCTTGAAAAATATTCATATGTTCCACCATTATTATCGTTTATTTTTTTCCAATTCGAACCAAATATTTTTATTATAAATTTAATTTTCAAGTTTATTATTCATCTTTATTATTCATGTTTATTTTCTAATATTTCTATATTTTTATACGAATCTTTAATACACTCAATTAATATAGGTATTATTTTTTCATAGCTAACTGCTTTATAGTTATTAATTCCTTCCTTAATAACTTCTGGTATATAATCTTCTATTTCTTGTGCGATCACACCAAGTTCAACTTTACTCAAATCTACATTAGGATTAATTGATACCGCATTTTCATTCCAATTAAATCTAACACCCTTTATATTTTTAATTATATGATTGAAATCATTAATATCTGTTATATTTGTCTTTAGTCTTTTATCAGAACTACCGTAAAATGCCGTTATATCTCCCCTTGCGGTAATATCTCCCTCCACCGCCATTGAATTTAATACATTAATTTTTCCTATGGTCGTAATATCTCCGTCAACTGTTATTAAACTCGCATCAATCTGTCCAAATGAAACATCCGTCCCACTTTCTATACCACCACCACCACCTTGTCCAACAATTTTAAGTGTTCCCTTCATTAACGTATGCGAAGTGCAGTAATATTCCAATTCGTTGTAAGATAGATCTTGAGGAACCTGAAATTTATAAATTACTCCACCACCATTGTCAACTTCGGTAAAAAATGGTAGACCATAATCTACATTATCACTATTACGTATTTTAAATGGATGACTGGCCATATTTTTAATAAATTTGTATTTACTTCCGCGCATTAAATATATCGTAGGATTATCAACATCACCATCTAAACCATTCCCAGTAAATATATATGCCGACTGATCAAGATCAATAGCAGTGATATGCCATTTACCTGCAAAACCTAAGTCTCCGTCATTAGAAACAACATTTCCATTAAATGAGACGTCATTTAAAAAAGTTATACCATTGTCCGTATTATATTCGCCTATTTTGTTAAATGAAACATCCTGTGCAATTATATTTCCGTTTAAACTTAAATCGCCCGATACAATTAATTTTCCCGAAATATCTATTTGTGATTTGTTATTTGTAATTAACTCCCTCCAAGCTGACGAATTGTTGTTATCCGCATGGTGTATTTCTATATAATTATTATCTGTATTATATCTTATATCGCCAAAAGATGGGTTTGGATTTCGTTTTGCTTCACTTCCAGAAACGACTTTCATTGTAGGAATATTGGTCGAACGACCCGTATAATATTCTGGACCTGGACCAAACATTATATAAAGATATAAATAAAATTAAACTTACACTTTTAACAATTAATACATAATAATTGTTCATTAGAAATATTTAAAAATATTACAAATAATGATATTTGAAAATCAATATAATTTTAATTAAATTAAATTAAATTAAGAAATTTAAAATTTTACTAAATAAAAAAAATACTTTTTTATATAATTAATAAAATTTAACATTTTAAATTTAAATTTAATTTTCAATTTTATTGTATATTTTGTAATATTTCTATTTTTTTATGTAAATCTTTAATACACTCAATTAATATGGGTATTATTTTTTCATACCTAACTGCTTTATAGTTATCAATCCCGTCCTTAATAATTTCTGGCATATACTCTTCTATTTCTTGTGCGATCACACCAAGTTCAACTTTACTCAAATCTACATTAGGGTTAATTGATACCGCATTTTCATTCCAATTAAATCTAACACCATTTATATTTTTAATTATGTGTTCATAATCAAGAATATCGGTTATATTTGTCTTTAGTCTTTTATCAGAACTATCGTAAAATCCCGTTATCTCTCCTGTTGCGGTAATTTCTGCTGAGCTCCCACTCGAACCTACATTAATATTTCCTCTCGCCACAATATATTCTGTCGTAATATCTCCTGCAACGCTTATTGAACTCGCATCAATATGTCCAAATGAAACATCAATTCCACTTTCTATACCACCACCACCACCTTCTCCAGCAATTTTAAGTGTTCCCTTCATTGACGTATGCGAAGTGCAGTAATATTCTAATTCGTTGTAAGATATATCTTGAGGAACCTGAAATTTATAAATTTTTCCATCAAATGGTACACCATAAATTACATTATCACTATTACGTATTCTAAATGGATGACTGGCCATATTTTTAATAAATTTGTATTTACTTCCGCGCATTAAATATATCGTAGGGTTATCTTCAGTTCCATCTAAACCATTGCCGGTAAATCTATATGCCGTTTGCTGATCATTAGCACTTATATCCCATTTACATTCAAAACCTAATTCTCCGTGATTAGAAACAACATTACCATTAAATGACGTGTCGTTTAAAATTGTTATACCATTGCCCGAATTATATTCGCCTATTTTGTTAAATGAAACATCCTGCGCAATTATATTTCCATTTAAACTTAAATCGCCCGATACAATTAATTTTCCCGAAATATCTATTTGTGATTTGTTATTTGTAATTAACTCTCTCCAAGCTGATGAATTGTTGCTATCCGTATGGTGTATTTCTATATAATTATTATCTGTATTATATCTTATATCGCCAAAAGAGTGGTTTGGATTTCGTTTTGCTTCACTTCCAGAAACAACTTTCATTGTCGGAATAGAAGTAAAACGTTGACCATCAAATATTATTTTTATTGTAAATGTGGGTATACTTATAGTAGCTGAAGTATTATTATAAATATCTTTCACTTGAAATGATATATCATATATACCATCTGCTAATGTATTAAATGTTATTGTATTTGAACCGTTTCCTACATCTGTGGACGTAATCCCATAAGATGGATCTAATATAATTGTTCCGGCTTCGGTGCTATTAAATCTAAATGAAGGTCTTTGGTTTTCACCACTTAAATTTTGATCGGGCGCTACCGTAATAATTGGTGCCGTCGTATCAATTATAAAATCGGGTATATCAATCTCAATAGAATTCCCAGCATCATCTGATACAGTAAATTTTATATTTGTATAATTACCAGGTGTTAATGTTACAAATGTCATATTATTTACACCAACGTCCACAATTGTACTACTAACTGTATAAGTTATTGGATTGATATTAATGGTCCCTGTTTTGTCAGACGTAAATGAAAAAGTAGGGGTTGTATCTGAACCTGATAAATTGTTAAAATTTGTATTCGTAATTGACGGTGGTGATGTAGTATCAATTATAAATTGTGGTATACTTATAGTAGCAGCTGAAGTATTATTATAAATATCTTTCACTTGAAATGATATATCATATATACCATCTGCTAATGTATTAAATGTTATTGTATTTGAACCGTTTTCTACATCTGTGGACGTAATCCCATAAGATGGATCTAATATAATTGTTCCGGCTTCGGTGCTATTAAATATAAATGAAGGTGTTGTGTTTATACCACTTAAATTTTGATCGGGCTCTGCCGTAATAATTGGTGCCGTCGTATCAATTATAAATTCGGGTATATCAATCTCATTAGAATCGCCTGCATCATTTGATACTTTAAATTTTATATTATTATAAGTATTATCTTGTAATGTATTAAACGTCATACTATTTGAACCAGTGGTGACACCTGTATTTGTAACTGTATAAGTTGTTGGATTCATAATAATGGTCCCTGTTTGGTCAGATGTGAATGAAAAAGTAGGGTTTGTATCTGAACCTGATAAATTGTTAAAATTTGTATTAGTAATTGATGGTATACTTATCGATCCTTCAATCCGCGTAATTATTACTTGACCATCATCAAGATTAGATATACCAAATGTAGGTGTAGTGATTGAACTATTATTTCTACTTGTTCCTCCTCTCCCCCCACCATTGCTAATACGAGCAGCGGCACCTCCTGTATAACCACCACCGCCACCACCATCACTACCACAATTTCCACCACCGCCTCCAAAACCACCTTCTGAACCAACTTGCAGTTCGCTGGCGACGGTATTATCATAACGATACGACCATGCAGGTGGTTCATTAATATCGCGTCTGTCACTGCCATGATTCGTTAAACCTGGGGCACCGCCAGCACCTGGAACTGCGTCATCTGGCCATCGTCTTACACGACCCGTCGCTTCGGTGAGTCCAGTTCCCAATGATTGGTTGGCACATGGTGATATTCCCCCTGTACCAGCACGATTGTTTAAGTTCCACAGTGAACTCGAAGAAGTCCTAATTGTATATGACGACCAGCCCTGACTATTCGGATAACTGAGGTAAGGTTCTTCAGGACGGCCATAATACTTTTGATAACCGGCCCAAAATTGTGAATCAGTCCATCCACCAAGCGTTGATTGTGAAGATGGTGGAGGAGACGAATGGGCAGTTGAATTTACATAATGATATGGTGGGTATTTTTTATCATTATAATTGGCAAAAATTAAGTGATCTTCTGCAAGATTTTGATTTCCTCCCGTATATGTCCGCTGGTTACTATAGCCGCCGCCGCCACCAGTTGGTTGTCCTGCAGCGTCCGCGTAAAACGGTAACCATCTTGAACCACCATGTCCATCACCAGTTCCATCGTCCTCCGCCCCCGTACCATTTGCTGTTCCCCATCCTGCTCCACCACCAGCATTAGACTGGTGGTTTGTACAATAATATCCACCTACACCATTCGGTGCGTTATACATACCAGGTGCTAAGTTTCTATAACTCACATTAGTTGTTATTGGTATTGAACCATTATCATTTACATTTCCCCCATTGGCACCTGGCTCCCACCACGCGACATCGTTCGCCCTATTATTTTTCCAACCAGCTTGAGCACCACCACCACCACCACCAACACTATATAATACTGTTCTTGCTTCATTACAAACCCAAGATGCCCCACCACCTCCACCTGATCTTGTAGTATTATTATTACCTATATCTTCTCCTCGTTGTCCGACCAGAATAGCAATTTTATCTCCTTGTGCAAATGTAAATTCGCCCTCGGTGTAAGCACCATTACCAGCAGTTCCTTTTGGACCGTTAGAGGAATTGTTTGGGTCGCGCCAATTAGCTCCGGTCCCATGGGCAGGATAGTATGCATATGGATCTGTTTGCGTATATCCATCTACACGTGCTCCTCTTGCACCAGCAGCCCTAATTTTGTATTTACCACTTGCGGGAACAGTCCAATACTGTATACCATCAATAACATTAAAAAGACTATTATCATTTACATTAAATGGAGCACCAGAATACACTGTTTGACAATCATTAAGTGACGGACCCAACCTCCCAGTTTTATTAGCATTGGTAAATGTAAAACTATCATTATTATTGAATGTAAACAGCCCCATTAATATTATAATATATATAATATTATATTATATGGCGCATTCAGATGAAATATTAAAACTATTAATTAATATTAAAGATACATACATAGGAGAAATGAGTAATACAACTGTTGATTCAAAATTATCAGACTCCTTAGGATTGAGCGTTGATAGTAAAAAACTAAATGAATTAAATAATATATTAAATAAAATAAAATTATTATTACACAATAATGGTTCCTTAAAAACATTCAAAAATATTACAGATATTGATATATGTAAATCAATATTGTATACATTTTACACAATTAATCTGGATCACGATATCACAAATAATAATGATTCGACGATAATTCAGGAATTTCAATCATTATTGTTATCAAATATTATGAATAGTTTTTTTATAAATATAACACGACTAAATTTATATGAATATTGTGATAGTATATTAATGAATTTAGAAAATATGTAAGTCGTTTTTTTTTCATTTTAACTTAATTCGGGTTTTTTCGTTTCAAATCTGTAATATTTTAAATCCATAATGGTTTCACGGAGAACCATACATGTATATTAACACTCCTCTTCTATTCTATATTATTTGGTATATATATTATATAATTAATAAAAATTAACACTTTTAATGTAAATTTAATTTTCAATTTTATTGTCTATTTTATTTTGTAATATTTCTATTTTTTTATATAAATCTTTAATACATTCAATTAATATGGGTATTATTTTTTCATACCTAACGGCTTTATAGTTATCAATCCCGTCCTTAATAACTTCTGGCATATACTGTTCTATTTCTTGCGCGATCACGCCAAGTTCAACTTTACTCAAATCTACATTAGGGTTAATTGATACCGCATTTTCATTCCAATTAAATCTAACACCATTTATATTTTTAATTATGTGTTCATAATCAAGAATACCGGTTACATTTGTCTTTAGTCTTTTATCAGAACTATTGTAAAAGGCCGTTATATCTCCAGTTGCGGTAATTTCTCCGGGGATCCCACTCGAACCTACATTAATATCTCCGTCCGTCGTAATATTTTCTGCTGCAAAATTTCCAGTTACGTTTATTGAAGTCGCATCAATATGTCCCAATGAAACATCAGTCCCACTTTCTATACCACCACCACCACCACCTTCTCCAATAATTTTTAGTGTTCCCTTCATTGAATCGTGGGGGGTGGTACAGTAATAGTATAATTCGTCTGGAGCATCTTGCGACACATTAAATGTAGAGGTAGTTCCTCCGATAAAACCTTTATTGTAACTTGCATTCCCTGGATTATCAAGTTGTCTACTTATCCCAAATGGATGACTGCCAGTAGTGTTAATAAATTTGTATTTACTTCCGCGCATTAAATATATCGTAGGATTATCAACATCGCCATCTAAACCATTGCCAGTAAATATATATGCCGACTGATCAATAGCAGTGATATGCCATTTACCTGCAAAACCTAAGTCTCCGTCATTAGAAACAACATTTCCATTAAATGACACGTCATTTAAAAAAGTTATACCATTGTCCGTATTATATTCGCCTATTTTGTTAAATGAAGCATCCTGCGCAATTATATTTCCGTTTACACTTAAATCACCAGATACCATTAATTTTCCCGAAATATCTATTTGTGATTTGTTATTTGTAATTAACTCTCTCCAAGCTGACGAATTGTTGTTATCCGCATGGTGTATTTCTATATAATTATTATCTGTATTATATCTTATATCACCAAAAGACGGGTTTGGATTTCGTTTTGCTTCACTTCCAGAAACAACTTTCATTGTCGGTATATTACTCAAACGACCCGTATAATATTCTGGATCAGGTTCCGGTTCCGGTTCCGGCTCCGGTTCCGGTGGTTCCGGCTCCGGTTCGGGTTCCGGTTCTGGTTCTGGTTCTGGTTCCGTTTCTGGTTCCGGTTCCGTTTCCGGTTCCGGTTCTGGTTCCGGTTCAGGTTCCGGTTCAGGTTCCGGTTCCGGCTCCGGTTCAGGTTCCGGTTCCGGCTCCGGTTCCGGTGATTGATTACCCAGATTTGTGATTATAACTTTGCCATCCAAAGCTGCGCTCGATAAACCTCTACTAACTAAAGTCCCGCCATAATATGATGTACCTCCTTTCGCCTCCACTCGATTGGTCGAATTGCCGGAACGACCACCGTCACCTCCCGCATATCCCGCACCACCACCAGGATCGTGACCTGCAGCACCACCACCTCCTCCAAACCCTCCGAAAGTGTCGTTTCCATTGCCCCAACCGTAAAGCCCACCCTTAAATCTGTCTGCTGAGTTAGTTGTATTCACTGAGAATCCACCAGTTATATACGTTCCACTACCCGAAGAACTGTGATTGCCAAGACCTTCACCGTCTGTTGACCTTCCAGCACCACCACCACTATGAAAGCCACCGATTGCCTGACTTGATAGTCCACCATAAAAATCGAGAGTTGTGAAATAGATAGATGCATCTCCACCTTGAATTCTATCATTTCGACTTGAGTAAATATGACCGGTAACTCCACCACCTCCACCACCAACTGAATATAGCGTTGTTAGTGATTCGTTAAAAACCCAAGAGGCACCACCACCACCAGTGCCAGGCCACGTCTCCCCATTCTTAGTAACACCCTTATTCCCTACTACAATAGCAACTTTATCACCTTTTGTAAATGTGTAATTAGCAGTTACATATGCTCCTAAACCACCTCGTTTAGGATTATATGGGCTATCATTATCCCCACCTGATCCACCCTGTGTTTTAATTTGATAACTTCCGGTTTGAGGAATAGTAAAAAATTGTATACCATTAATTACATTAAAATAACTTGTATTAGAAGCCCACGAAGTAGCCGAATACGCAGCTCTACAATTATCCAAAGATGGTCCCAATCTACCATCAATACCAGCATTAGTAAATTCATGTGAAGTAAAACTAAAAAGCGCGGACGCGGACATAATAATATACTATATTACTATTATACTATATTATTAACAGATTTGTAATCATAATACACTAATCCAATATCCATGATTTAGTTTCCTCGTCCCATTGATATGATTTAGGGCGGTCGTTATTATTATCGTAATTTTAAGTTTTATCCAGTTGGTCGTGTCGAACATGGTATTTGAAGTTGTGCCGTCAAATGTTGCCCGATTGTTCCCATGATTGTGATTCGTCTTTCCAGATATACATTTTACCATCCTCGGGATACGGAACCGGACACTGCCAAACGCATTTTTCATCCAATATCCATGAAGGATGTGGTTGAGGACTTGAAAAGTTATCTTTATCTGGGTGGTACGTATAACCATTCGATGCGTAATTTTTACCTTCGGTTTTTTGCGTTTGTACCCAGACACCACCTAAATGTTCTTCACACCATTTTTTATCATTACCTACCACCACACGCAAAACTTTATTTTCTGTGTTCAATTCAGCAAAATAAAACATCTATATTTATACTAAACATCTTATTATTACCGTTCCTGACCCACCATCACCGGAGACACCATTTGCGCCATTTGAGAACCCAGCCCCACCTCCACCTCCACCCCTATTATCTGTTCCACTCTGGGCAGTTGCCGTCCCTTTACCTCCATCCCCCCCTCCACCCAACCCACCCGTTCCGGGTTGTCCTGTATTCTCGGAGCACAAATCCCCACCCCCTCCTCCACCAAAATATTCATTTCCATCGTTCGCCCCTAATCCGAGTACAAGCCGCCCAATACCACCGTCAGCACCTCCTTGATTTGTATTAGTACCTTGTACTGCGTCGGCACCAGGCCCACCAGCCCCACCACCCCCCCCACCAACATGCGCTGCGTGGCTGTTGGGAGATGGATTACCTTGGCCGCCTCGGAACCCCTGTGACCCATTTTTATGTGGGTAAACCCAGCCAGCTGCCACAACGTTCGTACCACCCGTGGTTGCAAGACGATTATAATAATAATCCGTTGTATACGATGTTCCTTGTTCCGGTTCAATAAATTGGGGTGTGGCGTTTGAGAAGTTTGATCGCCCACCACCACCTGGATACGCTGTTATATTCCCAAATGTTGTTGGACTACCAGGACTCCCCTCATATCCGGAAGCCCCCGACCCACCTGCCCCTATGACTACAGAGTATGAATCACCAGCAGCTACCTCCATTTCCCCCCGTACAAAACCTCCTCCACCTCCAGCTCCAGAGTGTCTTTTCCCTCCACCTCCTCCACCTCCTACTATTATATATTCGATTAATCCGGAAGTTACGACATTTAACGTGCCATTACCATTGAATTTATGAACCGTATACTTACTATTTGTATAAGTTGTTGAACTCGTACTCGTTGCAGAAACAGTACTGCCCCCACTACCGCCGCCGCCACCACCATTAGATGAAATAGATACTCCATTTACGGTTAAACCACCTGTAATCGCAAGTGTGCCACTTATATCAACAGAATTATTAAATGATACATCGCTCAAAAAAGTTATACCAGAACCATCTGTAAATTCCTCAAACACGTTGAACGACACATCCGTCCCGCTAGCAGCACCGGCTGGGCCAGTGGGGCCGGGGGGACCGATAGCATGGATCAAAGAGGAGCCAATTATTACAATATCCCAATTTACTTTATCGTCTATATTGTTTGCTGCTCCACTCCCACTAAAGTCTACCTGCCAATTATTATAAGTTACATCTGCATCTATCTCCTCAGTAAATGAATAATGTTTGTCTTCGTGATCCATAATACTATTAAAAGTTTGCCGCAATACATATGATGTATCAGAAATACCATTCCATGTTAAAGAATTAATATTTTCACCTCTTCGTAAAAACCACGTATGGCCTCCTAATGGCCAATTAAAGTCAGTGGCACTTGATATAAAACCGCTTGTTTTAATAGTGTGTAATAATACTGAACCTTTTTTGAATTCAACCGTTTTTTCTCTCGTCCATGGGACCGGAGTCGTAATATTCATATTGGTTACTGAAGTGGCATAACTATTATCAATTATTGTAATCCGCGATGTATCTATAGAATCAGTGTTTGAAAATAATCGTCCGTTTACAGATAAATCTCCCATTATAACCAAACTACCATCTGTCCCTCCAATTCTGTTAAATGATACATCGCTCAAAAAAGTTATACCCTCCCCAGGTGTAAATTCCTCAATCACGTTAAAAGAACCGTCTGTTCCGCTTCCACCACCAGCGCCAACCAGACCCCCCGAGGTGAATATTTGTCCGTTCACCGATAGGTCTCCTACTATAATAAGACTACCATCTGTCCCTCCAATTCTGTTAAATGATACATCGCTCAAAAAAGTTATACCCTCCCCAGGTGTAAATTCCTCAATCACGTTAAAAGAACCGTCTGTTCCGCTTCCACCACCAGCGCCAACCAGACCCCCCGAGGTGAATATTTGTCCGTTCACCGATAGGTCTCCTACTATAATAAGACTTCCATCTGTCCCTCCAATTCTGTTAAATGATACATCGCTCAAAAAAGTTATACCCTCCCCAGGTGTAAATTCCTCAATCACGTTAAAAGAACCGTCTGTTCCGCTTCCACCACCAGCGCCAACCAGACCCCCCGAGGTGAATATTTGTCCGTTCACCGATAGGTCTCCTACTATAATAAGACTTCCATCTATGGCTCCAATATTATTAAAAGACGCATCGGAAGCGATTAATCGTGTGTTAAAAGAGACATCGCTCAAAAAGGTAACTCCAGAACCATCCAAAAACTCATCAATCACGTTGAATGAAACATCCGTTGCTGTTTCTATTTTAAATGTTTGTTCATCTTTCACATAATTATTATTACATAAATCCAAAATGATATTATTTCCGGCAATAAATGTTAATTTTTCTTGTCCACTTGGTATAACATCGCCTCTACCAATTCCTCCTGCGGAAGAAGAATCAAATTCTTTCCAGTGACTGCTGAGTGAAATTGTAACGGAACTCGCGTCTGCTATTCCTTGATCACTTATATCAAATCCGGAATCTTTATTAAATTTTAATACTGAAATTTTTGAAAATGATAAATCAGGAGTTCCGTTTATATCCACTAATTCTACATTTAATGAAGCACCCACTTCTTCTCCATTATTATTAGTTATTTTTCCGGAAAAAGTAATGTCTTTACATGATAAATTATTACATATATCTACATTATTCATAAACGAAGCGTCGGAAACTATTTTAATATTATTGTTATCTAATGCTCCAATATTATTAAGAGATATATCGGAAACGTTCAAAATACCACCATTACAAATATCCACATTTTTTAAAAAACTTGTTTTTTCATGAAAATCGGTGCTATGCATTAAATTTATTGGGGAATTGCCATAAATATATGAAACACTAATATTTACAAACGAAGCATCTGGAACTGTCAGATGGTTGTTAATGGAAACGTCTTCTCCAACAAATAAATCTTTGGTAATATCAACATTGTTTTGGAAAGAAGCGTCCGTTACAATTTGCATTTCTTTACCGTCGAGCGACCCAATGTTATTGAACGAAGCATCCGTAACGATTAATTTTGTATGAAATGAAACATCCTTATAAAATATAGATTTACCATCATCTTTTATTTCAAACGCCTTAACATCTACATCAGAATTAAATAGGGCTACATCATTATTTTCTCCTGTACCGATTTGGGTTACTTCAAGTGCTGGTCCGGTTCCTTGATTACAAATATCCAATTGAGTGCTAATTAATATTTCATTACTTATTGTGGTAATGTTTTGAATGACTTCATTAAAACTGAAGGATCCGTCTATTGTTAAATTACCGAATATATTTACGTTGTTATTAAATGATACATCCGTATTAATTTGTAAAGAGGAACCATTCAAATTTCCTATATTGTTAAACGAAGCATCCGGAACTTTGAGAAGTTTATTAAAAGAGACCTCTCCATGTGTAACAATTAAATTATTGGATATTTCCACGTTGCTTTGGAAAGACGCGTCCGTTACAATTTGTAATGCATCGTCGCCGAGCGACCCAATGTTATTGAACGAAGCATCGGGAACTCTGAGCAAGTTATTAAAAGAGACCTCTCCGTGTGTAACAATTAAATTATCGGATATTTCCACATTTTTTTGGAAAGACGCGTCTGATACAATTTGCAATTCTTTTTCGTCAAGCGAACCGATATTCTCAAATGAAGCATCCGGAACTTTGAGAAGTTTATTAAAAGACACCTCTCCATGTGTAACAATTAAATTATTGGATATTTCCACGTTGCTTTGGAAAGACGCGTCCGTTACAATTTGTAATTCTTTGCCGTCGAGCGAACCGATGTTATTGAACGAAGCATCCGGAACTTTGAGAAGTTTATTAAAAGATACCTCTCCGTGTGTAACAATTAAATTATCGGATATTTCCACATTTCTTTGGAAAGACGCGTCTGATACAATTTGCAATTCTTTTTCGCCAAGCGAACCGACGTTCTCAAACGACGCATCCGGAACTTTGAGAAGTTTGTTAAAAGAGACCTCTCCGTATGTAACAATTAAATTATCGGATATTTCCACGTTGCTTTGGAAAGACGCGTCCGTTACAATTTGTAATGTATCGTCGCCGAGCGACCCAATGTTATTGAACGAAGCAT